GTGAGAACGGCGCGGTCAAGCCTGCGGTCTCTTCGGTTGAGAGTCAGGTAATGCCGCATCCGTTCCGCATCTCCGGAAACAAGATCGGCATATGCGGTCCGCGTCCATTCCTCTTGTGTCGACGTCAGCCCGATTGATCCTCCGACACGCCGGCCAGTGGTCCGGTCAATTCGTCCAATCAAAGAAAGAGCAGTACGGCGTGGGTTCTGTCCCACTTCAAGCCCGGCCTGCAAGGCGTTGCGGGCGGCGACACGGATATCATCGGTGATCGATGTGATCAGCGAACCCGAACGGTTCGAAAGCCAACGTTCCGCTCTTGGGGCGCGGCCATCGAACCTGATGACCAGTCTGGCGCCAGATGCGGATCGGATCACTGGAAGGGCAGCAACGGCGGACAACCCACTCGTGTTGTAAGCCGACCGGATCGCCCGATCCAAACCAAAGAACGCCGCGGGGTCGATATTGAGCGCCCGTATCGCTGCGGTGATGTCCTTGCGTTCCAGCGCTTCGACGACCCGTTTCAGATCGGCATTGGAACGGAGATCGTTGACGGCATCCTTGAACGCTTTCCGGACTTCCGGCTCGAATTGCGCGAGAAGTTCTTCAAAGCGTTGGCGGTCGGACCTTGCCATTCGTCAGCCTGCCCGCACCTGGACGTCAACGTACACTGTCGTTCCGGCGGGACTCAGTGGCATCGCGCGCACGATCGTCCAGACCTTCCCTGATGCCTCGACGAGCTTGTCGGTAGGTTTGATCTCATCGAGCGAGACCCCTGCGGCAGTTTTCAGTCCCAATGGGGAGACATAGGCCCTCTTGTCTGTTGCCAGGATCAGCGTCCCGTCCCGTTCTGAAATCGTGTAATCGACGATGACTAGGTCGGCGGCATAATCGACGTCGGTCGAAGGACCGGGATCGTAGGCAGGTCCATCGCCCGGAACTTCCCGCCGGATCGATCCCCGCTGGCCGAAACGCTTGATGAGCCTTTGTGCGGTCTGCTGCGACCGGCCGTAATCAAAGCTCGCCATTCTTCGCCTGCTGTTCTGTTGTCGAGACGTGCGCGCGGATCAATGCGATCTGCTCCCTGACGGGTTTTGACCGGATGTGGTCCATGAGTTCGCGGAGACGTTTCATCTCGGATGCGACGAGTTCGTTCACGTCTTAGGCGCGGAGAAGGAAGGATGACTTCGTATTGCTCTCGGTACCGATGAGCGACGCCATGATGTCGTCTATGAGCGTCACAACGGGCCGCATATCCTTCGCCGTGAAGTCTCTGTCAGAGTATGTGGTTGAAAGCTGTCCCACTCGTTCGCTGACAACGTGTTCAGACGTGATGACGCTGGGAGTAAGGTACCCCGGCTCCGTCAGTTCCAGCAGGGCGGCGGAAAAAGCCGCATCCAACACCTCTTGTGGAACCTCATCATCTTTGATCTCATTCCCCTCGACGTCGCTGGCGCTAGTTCGCGGCCATGCTCTGACTTGCGTTCTGCCCCCTGTACGCTTGCCGGAGAACTTTGATCCGAAATGTCCGTCAATCCAGACGCTAGCTCTCAGCAAAGCTCCTTCGCGAGCATCATCCGGACTGCTAGCAGCTGCGGCCCAAGCCGTGTTTCCGCGTGCGGCGTGATAAGCATTTGCTGCTTCCATGGATCCGTAGAAGTCGCTCATCGCGCTCTCCAATTGCAGGCAACCATCTTCTTGTTCGATGTTCGGATCGCGGAAATTCCGGTGCCGTAGTCGCAGGCGACGACTCGTCCCTCATACATGCCGAAGTTCTCAGGTTTCAGATCACCGATGAACGCGGGCAATTTTTTAGGCCACTCCTTTCGCCTGAGTGGCTCGACGCGCGCTTGGACCAAATAGAGGCCGCAGGGTGAAATCGAATAGCAAGGAGCGAACCACTTCTGCATCGGTGTGCCGCGCACCCAAGTCCATATTTCCCACTCGGTGACATTCTGAAACGCTCCAGCGACGACGGCTCCCTCGTATTTAATCACCGCACGATCTACCGCGCCGGTTAGGGGGTCTTCATACTCATAGACCTTGCGGCTCATCCCCTGGCCGATCTTCTTGCCGAAGAAAAGGGATTGCAGTTCTTTCCGGCGCAACTGGTTGCCCATAGCGGCGCTTACTTCTGGCCGGCCGCACGCCGCGCGATCTCGTCACCGATCGCCTTGAGCGCCTGAGGTTTGTTGATGACCTTCTCGTTGGCGAAGATCTCGGCAAGCGCGCGCATCGGTTTCCATTCGAGCTTCTCGAAGTTGTCCGGGATCACGATTGCGGCGCGCGCCTTAGCCAGTTCATCGGCCGCATTCTGATCCGTCGTGTTGCTATCGGACTGGGTATCGGCGCCTTCGCCAGATGATCTGCCGGTGTTCGAAACCTCGCCCTTATTGGACGATGGCTGGGTCGGAATGGTTTCCGTAGGTGTGGGCGACGGCGTCTTTGCCGCCTCGTCTTCCTGCTCACGGATGGCGCTATGGGCAGCCTGCCGCGCATAATGCCGCCGGCGTGCCGCTGCGATCGCCTCTCGGTCTTCCGTCGTACGCGGGTATCTGCGCTGCATCTGTCGACTTCCCTAGTTGCGTATGGAATCAAAAAGGGCGGAGAAGTCCCCGCCCTTCGATGATGTGTCGGCTGCTTAGCCGATGAGGTGCTTGACCTGGATGATGCGGATGTTCTTCGGATCCCAGACACGCGCCCAGTTCGCCGGATTCGCGAGTTCGGCATCGCTCGGCGTGGTTTTCGCGGGAACACCCGAGATCGGGTTCCACTTGATGCCGCGCGGGTGCATTACGAAATGACGACGGCTGACAAGGAATTCCTCGCCGCCGTTCTTCAGTTCGTCACGGTCCACTGCGCTCGGTGTCTTCGGGGCGCCTTCACCGAAGCCGATAGCGCCCGCACCGAACAGGTACGTGCTGTAGACACCCGTGGCTGGTGCAAGCGCGTCATCGATCACAACCCGCTTGTCCATGAACGTCTCGTACATGATCTCGCCGTCCGCATCGCGGATGGTTGCGATCAGACCCTGCTTGGCGAGCCAGGCGTTGGTTGCCGAGTGCATGCCGACGCCGACGATGCCGCCCTTCGCGTCGCCCAGGGTCTGGGCGGCGTCGATGAATGATTCACCGTCGAGATAAGCTGCGGCGCCGGAAGCGGTGTTGATGTTGAGCGTGTTAACCGGCTCGCTTTCGGCGGCCAGAGCGCCCATCGCACCCTTCAACGTGGAGAACGTCACCATGTTGAATTCGTACGACCAGTTTTCGTTGATGCCCGCATTGATGGCATCCATCGGATCATCGCCAGCGAGTTCGCCGGAAAGGTCCGTGGCGCCATAGACGAGCGCACGTGCATGCATCACGGCACGGTCTTCGCCCGACTGGATCTTGCGGATTTCAAGAGTGTCGTCGTCGTCCAGAAGCTGGGCGCGTTCGCCCAACGCCTTCCAGAACGGCATGTCGACGCCCTTGCCGCCCGACTTGGGGAAAACCAGATCGGGGACGTCGGTCATGATGCCGCTCTGATAGAAGGCATTCACGCGGGTCGTGTTTTCGCGAATGTATGCGTTGTGCTGCTCGGGGACGAAGACGTCCGCGATTTTGGTAGGGGTATCAGCCATTGCCAATTCTCCTGTGTTGATGGCTGGTTGCTGTTATCAGCGCGGCCATCGGCACGGCTGTAGGTGAGAGGGCGGCGTCGCCGCCGGACGCATTACTTGGGACGTTGCGAACTGAATGCGTGATTGAGGTCGCGGAAGCCGGCCGACTTCGCGAGGCGCTCCGCCTTGCTGGCGTCCTCCCGCTTCAGTTTGCCCTGAGCGGTGACGTTCCAATGCTCTTTCGAGAATGGGTTGTGTTCACCGTTCCGCGCGCCAGAACCGGGAGCATCGCTGCCCTTAGCCGGCGTGACGAAGCTCTTGCCTTCGTCGCTCTGGACCCAATTCTGGATGTACTTCGCGATGTCGTCGCCGCCGAGTTCGGCCTTCATCTTTGCGATGGTGGCCCCGTCTTCCTCGATTACTTCGACACCGGATTCGAGCATCGCCCGAGCGGCCTTGAGGAAAGCGGGAGAGGTCACGCCAGACTCGGTCAAAGCGGCGGTTAGACCGTCCGTGACGAGACGCTTGCGAGTATCGGTCTTGAGCTTCAAAATCTCCGCGTCGCGGGTTTCGATCTCGCCGGCATGATCCTTCTTGAGCTTAGCAAGCTTAGCTTCGTACTGCGATTTGACCGCCGCGGTTGCGGTCTCGACCGCTTTCCTGACGTCTTTGCCGTCGGGATCATTCTGACGTGCCGCATCTTCGGTGCGCAGGCGGTCCCATTCGTCGGCGTCGAAGTCTTCCGGCAGGTCTTTCACCTTAGCGTTGGCCGTAGCCAGGTCGGTCGTCAGGCGCTGCTTGTCGACCTTAACGCGCTCAAAGGCAGACTTGAGATTGACGACACCCGGATGCGCGTCGACCCCGTCGAGGTCAAGAACGTACACGGTCTTGTCGCCTTGCTTCTGTTCCTTGTACTCACCACGAAATGCTTCCGGAACATCGTCCAGCTTCTCAACAACGGTCTTAAGAGCCATCGGCTCATCTCCTATGAAAAAGACCGGCATCGCCGGCCAAGAAAAAACCCGGCGGAGCGGGTCATCGAGGCGTTACGCTGCCAAAAAACTTTCGTCCGGTGCCCCAAGAATCTCCCGGGTCCATCCGGAAACCGAACGAACGTACGGTGCGATTTCTGCTCTGTGATTGAGCCAGCCGTTTCGAAATCCCTGGAACGCCTTCCAAGGCTTCGCATCGAAGAAATGAGCGCCCTCCGCATTGAGCGGCACTCCGCACAGAACGATGCGCTCGTATCCGAGTTCGCGCGCCACCTTCACGGCGAACAGGCCGGATGAGCCTTTCCAGTCGTCCGTTGCGCGATCGACATTGCAGCCCGCTTGCTTCTTGTGCGACCAGGTCGTGAAGCCGTCCGGGTAACCTTTCTCGCGTCGGGCGCGGAGCCAGCCATTTAGCTTCTCCGGATGCAGCGAAACCCAATGATCAAGGGGTCCAGACCAGTGGGCGCCGACGTCATTGGCAGCGATGATGCAATCGAATTCTGCGAGATCGAGCGCCGCCTCTACGTCCTCCCAAACGCACGACGCCCCTCCGAGGATGAGCGCCCGTTTGGGCCTTGGCGCATGAGCAACGGCAATGAACGGTTGCTTGACGTGCTCCCAAGCCTCACCGCTTTCGATCTCTTCGAGTCTGAACTGTCGCCACGCCATGCTGCGCAGCCAGTCCGACCGGTCGGGCGTAACAAGTTTGGCATCCAGTCCACGCGCCGCAACGGGCCAGGCCATCGCCCCTCGATCGCAAACGATCGTCGGAACACCGGCCAACGTTGCATCGACCCCAGTGTTACTATTCATAGTCACGACAACTGCGGCGCCGTCGAGCGCTTCCTCCAACGTTCCTTTCAATCGGTGCTTGGCGAGCGCGCCAACAATCAAGCCGCGCTTCTCGGCCTCCGGATGCGGTCGGAAACCGACCTCAAGACCTCGCGCTTCCATCATCCTGGCAGCGTTGACGTACCAAGAACCCATGTCGATGCCGTCGAGCGACATGTCACCCGGCACCTGCCCGACAATCAGCGCGTAACCGTTACCGTTTAGGCGCCAGGGCTTTACGAGATGGCCGAAGTGCTTTTCGAAACGCTCCGACGTCTTGTCGGAATCGTTGGCCCAGGTTGCGCGGCCGTTGAGCCCGTTCCAACCCAATGACGTCCAGGCGAACCGGTCTCCAAGATAACCGCGCTCCATGACGAGCACCTGGCGGCCGCGGGCACGGTACGCCTTCCCCGTTCGCCAACCCCACGTGAGGACGAAATCTGCATTCGAATTGGGGTGCAGGTTCCGAAACGTCTCGACCGTGATCCCATGACGGCGCAAGCCGGCCGCCATCGCAGCGGTATGCGATTTCTGGTGCGGGGCCGGCCCCGCGTAGAGCGCTGCTTTCACTTAAGGGCCATTCCGCAGGATAACGCCGATGCCCATCGTGGATTCGGCGCCGACGAACTCGACGCAATTGAAGTGCGGTTTAAGCTCGTGCCAGAGCCTGGGCACCTCGACCGGCAATGCTTGGCCATCTTTCGTTGTCTCGCCTTCGCCGGAGATGTCGTGAAACGCGACTATCGGTGCCAGCTGGCCATAGAAGTTCCAGTCGGCCGATACCCCGGAATATCGGTGGTCGCCATCGATGAGTACGGCATCGAAGGGGCCACACTCCTCCACTTGATCGCGGACCCTTTTGGTGCAGCTATCCCCGAGCACGACGTCAATGCGATACCCCCGGCGCACGAGGTCTTCTGTTGCACGGCGCAGATGCGGTACGGATGCGGGAGTTCCCCAAGCTCCGCCGCCCAAGTCAACCGCCACGCCGTATGACTGTTTTGGAAGTGCTCGCATGATGTGGTGGAACGTATCGCCGTGACGCGCCCCGATTTCGAGATATCGACGGACACCCCTATCGCGAAGTAGTTCGATGAAC